AGACGACGTCGACACAGACGTCGCCCAATGAAATCCGTTTGACGCTCAATCCTTCGGGGAGCGGGCCGTCCAGTTCGTCGGCCTTCAGGATGCGGCCGTTCAGAATCGCCGGTTCACCGCTCTGGTCGACGACCACTTCCTGGGATTCGCCCTTGGTCGCGTCCCAGTAGATCTTCCAGAAGCCCGCGCAGGCGATATCCGCGAAGAGCTCGGCCTGGTAGAGCTTCTGCTGGAGGCCGAGGTAGGTCCAGTAGTACTCCATCCCCTTTTCGGTGATCTTCGCGGCATCCACGTCGGACTCCGAGCCGGTGAAGGGGGTGGCGACGAAGTTGGGTCGGCTCTTGACCTTCTTGGCGACCCGGCCGGTGACGATCGGGAGGATGCGGTTGTCGACGATCGTCTCCCGCCACTTGGAGAGTCGCGGCTGGTCCAGGCGCCCGTGGTTCCAGTAGAGCCACTGCTGGCCGATGTAGAAGGCCGAGTTCAGGAACCAGTCCGGTTCGATCGGTCGCCGGGCGTTCTTGAATTTGGCGAATTCCTGTTTGAGGTCGTCGACCGCATCGTCGCCCTGCTTTTTGACGACTGCCTGGGTGGCGCGCTGACCGGCGGAATCAGCCATCCTCGCCTCCGTCCACGACCGTGCCTACCAGGTCTATGTCGTCCTTGGGCTTGATCTCCTCGTCGAATCCGGGGACCAACTGCTCGCCGTCGATCTCGACGGGACGTGGGAGGTGGACGATCTCGGGATGCTGGATGCGCGTCAGGAGGGCACCGCGCTCGAGGTCCCATGACCTCTCTCGTTCGGCGACGTGCCTTGAATGCTGGGTCTCCCGGTGGACGAGAGCGGTGACGAGGAGGAGGCAGACGACCGAGATCGCGATGACGGCGACGGTCATCAGATCCAGTACGTCCCGGCGGTGGCCGACTGGGAGATGTAGACCTGCTGCCATTTGGAGGACACGGCGTTGTAGATGAATTCGATGATCAGTTTCTTGTTCAGCGTGTTCCCCGTGTCGGCGTAGGTGGTGGAGAAGGCTTCGTTCCAGGTGATGGTGCGCCCTCCCGTGCCGTCCTGGAGGAAGATGAAGCGCAGCGGGCAGCCGAGGTGTTCGTTGGAGGGTTTTTTGATCGTGATGTTGCCCGTCAGCGCACCGACGATGTGGGTCGTGGCGGCATAGGGATCGGGGGTGTATTCCGCCGCGAAGATGGGGGTTTTGGTCCCCCCCATGCCATTGATCGAGAGGTCGTTTCCTCCGCCGAGGGCAGAACCGGACTTGATCGCCGATTCCACCGCCCCGGTCGAGGACGCCGCGTGGGTGACCCTGATCCGGTTCCCCGAGGAGTTCGCGTCGATCAGGAGGGCGTTTTTCTGCCAGTTGTTCGTCCCGTCCTGTTTGCGCTCCACGCAGATCACGTCGATGTCGCAGTTGTTGGCGCCGTGGAGGTTCACCCCGACGAAACCTCCCGATGAGGAGGTGCTGTTCGAGTCCGCCGCGCAGGCCGCCAGCGAGGCGCGGTCGCAGTTCCAGAGGTTGAAGCCGTGGGCCTTGTTGTCCTGGGCGATGCAGGAGGAGAGCACCTGCATCCCGGTGGCGGGCTGGGTGTTGGTGTCGAAGAAGAAGCCGTGGCCTTCGGCGGCCACGTTGCCCCCCGAGAAAAACGCCTTGCAGTTGGAGAGCAACAGCTCCGACGGCAGCAGGTAGAAGCCCGCCCGACCCGAGGACTCGGAGGTGCAGTTGGAGAGCCAGGAGTCGAAGGCCGGGCGGAAACCGAAGTTGTCGGCGTAGCGGACCCAGACATTGTGGAAGCGCATCTCCGACTGACCCCAGGCGCTTATCCCGTCGCCCTTGCAGTTGTTGACCATGACGTTCTCCACCAGGTGGTGGGGGTCGTAGGTGTCCTCGGTGTTGCTCCCGGCGGTCAGCGGCCTGCGGGTCAGGTAGATCCCGTGGGCCTTGTTGTGGGTGACCGTGGTGCCGGAGGTGGCCGAGGCGTCGGTCGTCCCTTCGCGCCCGCCGATCACGCCTTCGAGCGTGTTCCCGGTGATCTTCGTGTAGTGGAGGCGGTTGGTCCCGATCAGGATCGCGCCGGTCGGCAGGAAAGCGGCGGCGCTGGTCAGGGAGATGGTCGTGTTCCCGGCCGTGTAGTTGGAGGCCAGCGTCGTCGTGATGTCCGCCTGGCGTCCTCGGTTGCCGTCGATCCACAGTCTGCGGATACCGGTGGTCGAGGCGCTGAAGTTTTCGGTGTAGTCGGAATAGACGACAGGGACATTTGCGCTCGCGGCAAGGTGGATCATCGTGGTCCTGATGCCGGACCCTTCGATCGTCACGCGGTCTTTCAGGACGATCGAGCCGGAGACGAGATATCCGGGGCCTTTGAGCACGACGGTCCCACCGCCTGCCGCCGAGGCTGCGTTGACGGCCGCCTGGATCGCCGCGAGGGCATCTCCGCCTCGGCTGATGTAGAACCGGCACGAGGTCTGGGTCCGGCCGGCGGTGTTGGCCATTTTGACTTCGGTAGAGCTCAGGACTTCGGCGATCGTCGAGTGGTGGTCCTGGGCGCTCGACGCACCAGCCCGGAGGACGACGATGGTCTTCCCCACGTCTTCGGAGGTGAAGGAGGCCGTGGCACTTTTGAAGGTCGTCGAGGCCGAGGTCGCTTCTCCGTCGGTGAAGAAGGCATCGGGTCTCGCGCTGTATGGGGCTTCTTCGATGTTGATGACGGGCGACGTGCCGGCGGTGGTGACGAGCCGCCCTTTCGAGTCCCGCAGGAAGCCCGTCTGCCAGGTCCCGGAGGGTTCTGGACTCAGAGTGAGAGCGCCACTCAGCTCCCTGACGAACCCCGATATCCATTGACTCATGCCGTGGCCTTCTCTTTCTGTTTCTTCGGCGCCGCACTGGTCCCGTTGCGCTCATAGCGGGCCTTGGTGATCTGTTTGCGGACCTCGGGGTCCACACCGACCAGCACGGGTTTGCCCGGAGGCTTCGTGATCGGGTGATCCACCAGCTCCTCGATCGTCGCCGTGGCGCCGGTGAGCATCTTGTCCTTCGCCGCGATCTCCGCCTGCTGGTCCTTGACGATCTGCACCAGCTCGGCGATCGTCTCGTCCTTCCCCTGGGGGTCGAGGAGGGCGAAGGCCTGGTTCAGGCAGTTCTCACAGAGGATCAGGTCGTCGATGGCGATATGCGCCGGGGCACCCGGGATCACGGGGCCGTCATAGGCGGCCTCGAAGTCCACGTAGCGGACGGGGTCCTGCTGGTAGCAGGAGGCGCAGTAGGCGGGCTTGCCCGCGAGCCTCGTCACTTGACCCGCGCCTCCCCGAAGGCCGCCACCTGGACCTTGACTTTCGACATGTCTTTGGCCGATTCGACCTCTTTGCCGGTGGCCGAGTCGATCAGGTGGAGCTTGCCTTCCTTGTAGTAGGCGTTGGTGGGCCGCAGGACCGACGATTCCGAGCCCGCGACGATGTCGCAGTTGCAGAAGTCCACGGTCTGGAGGTTCAACTGCGCGGCCGTGACCGGCTCGCCATTTTCCTGGTAGCTGTTGTCGAAGGTGACTTCGGAAAGGGCGATGAAGCCGTAGCCCACGTTGCGCGGGTTCCCAAGGTTTTTGACGGTGAGTGCCATTGATTCTTCTCCTAGGCCGCCAGTCCCGAGAACTGGCCTGGGTTGATGTTTTCCGGGTTTTCGAGACTGGATACGTGTTCACGCATGAGGCGCTGAAGCTGGTTCTCCTCCCGGGCTTCTTCGGCGCTGGGGAGGTAGGGGCGGCTCATCACGGCGTAGCGGAGGGCGTCGACCAGGTGGTCGTCCTTCTTCACCGGAGCCTGTTTGGGTTCTTCCCCCGATCTCGGAGGCTGTTTCCAGCGGTACTTCTGTAGCTCGTCGATCAGGTTCGTGCAGTGGTCCTGGATGAAGAGCCGCTCGGTCTGGAAGCGCTCGCGGACCCGGTTGATCCCGGCGGTCACGGAGTGCTGGCCGGCGATCGTGACGATGCCGTGATCGGCGTACTCCATCTGGTCGGAGCGGCCGGTGTTGTGATTCTGGTTCCGTGCCGCCGGGTCGATCACGTAGTAGAGCGGCGAGACGTTGAACTCGTCGTTCGTCTTGTGGATCTGTTCGCAGACCTGGCGCACCGTGTAGCCCGCGTAGTAGCCCTCCTGGAAGACCACCATCTGGTCGTCGGGGGTCAGGTAGATCCAGACCACCGCGGTCCTGTTCCTGATCCCCGGGTCGATCCCGACGACGACGTTGACGTTCTCGGGGATCGGGCGTTCGGGGGTGACGTGGGTCTTGCGGCGGAAGTCGGCGTAGATCAGTCCGTGGAGGGCGACGTAGCGGCCTTCCTTGCGCGCGGCTTTCTCCTCCTCGGACATCCCCTCGACCGCCAGCCGGATCTCCTCGTCGGAGAGGGCCGGGTTGTCCTCCATCACCACGACCACCGTCTGGAGGTCCTGGCCCTTCCAGACCCTCGGTGCGACTTCGTCCCCCCGCTTCTGCCAGAGGGCGTCGTAGGTCCAGGTGAGCCCCTGTACGGGGGTCTGGGTGAAGAGCAGATCTCCTCCCCTGACCGCGACCCTCATCCGGCACTCGTTGAAGATCGCCATCGAGGGCTCCTCGTCGAAGTGCACCCGGTCCAACGTGGCGCCGCCCATCTTCGCCACGTCCATCTCGTAGGTCTGGAAGAAGAAGCGGGAGCCGTTCTTGAAGTGCAGGACCCGCAGGTCCTTTTCGTAGGCCGTCTTCCAGCTGCCCCCGAGGAGCTGATCCTTCGGGAGGAGTTCCTGGAGCTTCACGATCAGCGTCGTCTCGAGCACCGGGAAGGACTCGGCCATGATCCGGCAGAGGAACGGGGCCTCGAACTTTTTGTAGGCCTTCAGGTGATCGGGGAGCGCGTCCCTGTCGACGGCCTGGATGACATCGTCCGCAAGCCCTGCCGTGGTCTTGCCCGACTGGTTGCCGCCGCTGAAGAGTTTCGTCTTCGCGGTGAAGGAGTGGAAGACCTGCTGCTGGTGATGGGGGAAGTAGAAGGCGAGAGGATCGGCCTGGCGCTTTCGCTCGATCTCCCGAAGGGCGAGCTCCGCCTGTTCCTTCTCCTCGCCTGAGAGACCCGCGAGGGCCTTCCGGTCGATCTTGAAGCGCAAGGAGCCTCCCGCGCGTAGTGGTTCTGGCCCAGCCCCGGGACTCCGGGGCTTTCTGAGGGGGGGTCTTCGTGTGTAAGGCCGGAGGGCTGGTGCCGACGGATAAATTCATGGGACTCCGCGCACGCACAGCGCACGATCCCGCCTACCCCTGGCCTTGTTTCTCGGTTCTCTGTTCGGGAATCGTCCGGCCTGGCGACACTCACGCAGACACCCACGTGGTGTGTACGGCTCTATCAAGCCAAGTTCACGCAGTCATGCGCATTGACTGACTGCAAGACAGGCACTCTTGAGGTCCTACGTACGCGTGTCCGTGATAGCGGATTGGCGACTGCGCATCTCCACGCCAGTACGTACCTACGGCGCTACGCGCTACCTAACGACTGCTCGCGCTTACGCGCTCGCTCTTGGACTACTCGGGAAACAGCGCAGACATCGCTTCTTGCCGCATACGGTCTTTCACGGTCTCGCGTATCTCAGAATCGCTGGCATCGAGGATCTTCGCCAAGAACGCCGCTGAGCGTCTGTCGCTTCTTTTCCACCAGCGCTTGGGCTGGACGCGAAAGGTCCCAGAGCCGTATTCGGGGCGGAGAAGCTGCTTCAGGGCGTTTCGGGAAGATTTCGAGGCCATGAGATCGATCCCAAGCCCTTCTACTCGGTGTCTGCTTGTGATCCATCGTGGGATATCTAGGACCGTTTCTTGACCTTGCGAACTGTGATCAACGGCTGGGAGGCGCTCAGGGCTGCGCGATGAGCGTCCTGCGCCCCACGCTGAGCATCGACCTTCCGGGTATAGCCCTCTGACTGCGCGACGACCTCGCCGTTGTCAGCCTCCAGGTGCCAGTAGAACTGCCCATCCTTGGGACTTCTGAAAATCTCGTAGCTAGACATCTTCTTCTCCCACGACTTCTCCGTCGATCACACCGTCTGCTTCTGCCACTCCGAGTTTGACCAGCGTGCCTACCAAGTCTCCGAGGGATCTGTCTTCGGTGATGGAGGTCGGTCTGTCTCTGAGGAGCTGGGCGGTCTGGACGAGTTGGCTCTCGGCGTTTGCGAGGGCCTGGGCGTTCTTGGCCAGGTGCGCCGGGGAGACCTGACCGACCTTGGCCTTGGCTTCCTTGATGTAGGCGTGGGTGGCGTCGTCTGCCTCGAGGGCGCGCTCCAGTGCTCTGCCCGCCACCTCCTCGGTGACCTCCTGGCCCATCTCTGCCCTGATCTGGGCGTATCTCCTAGGGAAGGTCTCGTCTCTCCAGACCCGCAGGGTGTTGCGGTGGACCCGGATGTTCTCTGCCAGCAGCATGGTTTCGGTGACCATCGTCTTGCCGCCGTTCAGGGCCATCAGCTTCAGGGCCAGGTCGACCTCCTGGACGGAGTGCCTGATCTCCCTGCCACGCTCCGACACGGCCCATTCGACCGGTTTACGTCTTTGGATGTCGCTCATCAGGAAGCCTTGACCTCTGCGAGCCGCGTACGTACCTGCGCGTGGGACTTGAAGCGTTCCTCGCCGCCGTAGTGGTAGCTGATGACGATGTCCTCGCCGGGCGGAGGGATGTACTCGAGCGCGTCTTCCAGGGCGCTGATGCGCTCGAGCCTCTGAGTCGCTCCGATCACGTCGGAAGGCCAGCCTGAGCCATTCCTTCGTCTCTCTATGGTCTTGGTCATGCTGGTCCTATGAGGTAGAAGCGGCCTTCTTGGCGCGCAGGGTTGATTGGGTCCTCGGTGAGGGGCTTCGGGGTAGGCCCTTGATCGGCGGATCATCCTTCGCCTTGATGACGTAGACGAACTTGTCGACGCCGAACTCAAGCCAATAGGCGAGCTGTTCTTGCGCGGTGCGGGGAAGGGAATCAGGCATGCATCTACCGCAAACGCTCGGGCCACGGGCCGCGCTGGAATCGAGAACCGACGATCAGCAAAGGAAGCGCATCTGAATTATGCACCGTCAGACGGATACGTTCTTGGCATCAACGATGGCTTCGCGGGTTCTGGCGATGAAGACCTCCAGATCCGCGGTGATATCGACGTTCTTCCGCTCCGCTTCGCGCTGTAGGCGCCGTGCCTTGTTACTGAGCCGGCGCAGCTTCTCCGCCTTGGCCTCCTCAGGGTGATCAGCCATCCAGCGTGCGTCTGCATCGGCTTTGAGGATGGCCAGGTCATCGTCGCCGAGACAGGTCAGGTGGTCGACCACACGCCCTCCGCTCACGTAGCCACGCTCGGTCTCAGGGGTGAACTGCTCCAGCCTCGCAGCCTGTTTCTTTCGGTCAGGGACGCTCTCAGGGCGCCTCCAACGGGTGTTCAGGCCCAATTCCCGTTCGGAGTTGGAAGATCCGCCCGAACCGAGCATCCGGGTCACTTCACGTTCATCGTGGATCGCGTACTTCAGGAGCCATTCGCCGTCCTCGAGCTCTTCCGGCTCCTTGAACTTCAGCCAGATCGTCGGGCGGCGCACGACTTCCGCCACTTCACCGGTCTCGCGATCCACAACTCGCTTTCCACCGCGCGACCAAGCGACGATCAACGTGTCGCCGTCGTTGATGTCAGGCCGCTCGAGGCGCCTGAGCTTGCGCTCACCGCGGTAGATCGCTTTGCGCTCCTCACGACTCAACTTCAACTGCTCTGACGCCTTCAGCTTCACTGCTGCTCTCTCTTTCTTTCGGCCACCGTTCAGCGCTCCCAGCAACAGGTTTCGCCTTCGTCCAAGAGGCGACGACGAATCCGGTTGTACTCGTGACGGTCCTCGACGATCGGGGGAAGACTGAGCAGGTAGAACGCCTCCCACGCTTCGAGATCAGTCGGGCCTTTCCGCAGCTCGCGATTGACCCATTCGATGATTTCGCGTCGCCGGTCACTCATCGGTGCTCTCCTTTGTCCCGGATGACCAGTTCCGTGCCGTGGATCTCGACCGGGATGCCGCGCTTGCGGGCTTCGTCGATGGTCATCTGAGTGCCACGAGAGCCAGTGCTGAAAGCGATGACGAGATCCGGCTCAAGGTCGAGCATGGCGCAGTTGCGGAGGTAGCCGGCTTGCTTGCCGAACTGGCCCCAGAGTGGTCTCATTTCGGCGGAGTGCATCGAGAGGGCATAGGCAGCTTTCGCCGCCATCTTGTCTGCGCCGTCTGCTCCGCCGTGGATGACGATCGCGCTCAGGGATTCGTTGAGCCGGTCGCGAATCACTTTCTCGTTGCTCCAGTCGCGGCTTCCACAGACGAGGATTCTCTGACGGCTCATCGGTGCTCTCCGTTGGTGTCTGGGAAGGCCCGGTTCAGGGCGGCTTCGAGGATCAGCCGGGCGTCCTCGCGGATCGCCACGCGCTCCATGTCTTCAAGCACGTCCCAGTATTCGTCGGAGCCGTGGTGGTCGAACGGAGCGCGCGCCGCTGCTTCAACAGCCTCATCGCTCAGCAGCGCTGCCCTGATGGACGAGATCGGTAGATAGCGTTCGAACTTCTCGCCGTCTGCCACGACGTGCTTCTGGGCAATCGACTTGGGTCGCGTCTTTGCCTCGTGACGGAACAGCACGACCTCAGGCCATTGCGTGTCCTTGTCAGGCATCTCAGTCCTCCTGCTTGTCGTGGGTGAGGGCGGAGAGCGCTGCTTCGACGGTTCGGCGACGAAGAAACCCGGCCGCGATGCCGTCTTCCTTGGGGATGGCGCGGACGCGCTTCCGCATCTCCTCTTCGAGAGCTGGGCGGACGAAGGCGAGCAGCGAGCGGGCGCGTTTGCGGTACGGCTCCTTTCGCTGCGGGGGTTGAAGCTGGGCGTACGGCGCTCCCATCGGGCCGGGGTGCGCCTGCTCGGCTTCTCTCAGCCAGGCTGCTGCCGCCTCGATTGCGTCCTCACTCCGTAGCCCCTGGTCCCCAGAGGACTGCTGGGCCAGCTTGCGGAGAAAGCGGACGTCTCGCATCGGGTCGGCTGGATCGTTCTCCTCGAACTCGGGCCAGTCGGCGTCCTTGATCGTGTACTCGATCTGCCGGGCGATTTGCTCCAGCCGTGCACGGTCGTCGTCGGTCAGGTCATGCATCGATTGGGTCCTCGGTGAGGGGCTTCGGGGTAGGCAGTTCGCCGAACTCCGGCAGTTCGTGGGTGCCCGGAAACGCCAGTGGACCGTCCGTCACCGCATTGCTCTCGGTCGGGTTTCGGCGTGGAATTTTCCGGTGCCCGCACTTCAGGCACTCGACATATCGCTGGCCGTTTGAATTGGCCACCGGCTCGGCAGGATCGCCCCACCGCTCGCCCCCGCACCGTTCACACGCGGCCTCAGGTAGGGGCGCACCCGATCCCTCGGATGCCATGGGCGTATCTTCTGGGCCGGGCTTCCAGAGCGGGCACCAGCGTTCGTGGAGCGTGCTGTAGGTCGCCACGGCGTACCGGCAGGTGCAGTGAGACTCAGCCATCGATTGGCTCCTTATCCTCAGCGGGAACACCGTAGAGCGGGCAGAAGCGGCTATGCCGAAGAGAACGCTCCTTCTCGACGCCGCAGTTGCATTCCTCGGTCGTGTCCTCGGATGGGGACAGGGTGGCGAGGGCGGCGCGGAGGGCCTTGCGAATTTCCTGCCGTTCGGCCGCCATCTCCTCGCGGCTCTCCCACTCTTCGGGATCGGTCGGATTGCCGAACGCGACGAAGAAAGCATCGACCGCCTCGTCACTCAGTAGCCGGTCCTCTATCTCCTTGCGGGCCGCCTCTCGGATGAAGGGCTCGGCTGCGTCGAGGGCGGCGCGAGCGATCGAGTCCGGCCAGATATCGACGGTCCCTCGGCAGCCCGGCTCTTGGCACGGCCCCGAGTAGTCGCTGACGTAGTCGACACCGCAGACGTTGCAGGTCGGGTCGACCAACCGCCCAGCGCGCTCGGCGGCGTAGACAGCTTCCTCCTTATAGGTCGCCATCTAGTGCCCCTCCTCTTCGGCCCAGCTCTTGAGTCGGTCGAAGAACGAGCGGATGTCGTCGGTGGCCACCAACTCGCCAGTCATCCCGTGGGTCCCGTAGTACTCCGCTGCGATCGTCGTCACCAGCCGTGCCTCATCCTTCGTCAAGACGTTGGGAGCCGACTCGGGGTGGTAGGTCTGCTGCTCACCCCCGCCTTTGGTTGCGCGCTCCTGAACGTGATAGCCAGCGACTGCGCCCCGGAAGCGGTCCTCTCGGACGTACAGAACCGGCCAACCCTCTTCTCTGGTGGTGGGGTTCATGACTGGGGCTCCCCTCGAAGGGCGGCAAGCATCTGCTCCTTCTCCGCGTCGATGCGGTCCTGGTCGATCTCGAAATAGGCGGCGAGAATCTGCTGAATCGTGCGCCCGGTCGGGAACATCTTGCGAAGCTGGACGCGGCCGTTGACGATGGTCTCCCTCTCCTCGTCGGAGTGCCACTTGGAAAACTCACCCTCGCCCCGGTCGCAGGCCGAGCATTCGCAGTCATAAGGGCGCTCTTCGTAGAGGACGATGCCCATCTGCGGGAGACCCAGGTCAAGGAACTCGCCGATGGTCTGGGACTCCGCGCTGACCTCCGACAACTTCTCGTGCTCCGGGTAGCGCGTTTCAGTGCAGGTGCTCATGGCTGCCTCTCTCTCGTCTCGTCTTGGTCTCTCTGAAGAGTTCATGCGGCTGCCTTCTCGGGACTGATCCGCTGGAGGGCTAGGCCTATGGAGCCGGCGTCTTCGACGGCGCGAATCTGCTCCTCGAGATGGAGGTACGGCAACAGATCCAGCCGATGCGAGTCGTGGGCGTGGTGACAGGTCCCAGGGTCCACCGCAGGGCCGCAGAGGGGCACCACGGACTCAGGCTCGACGTAGACCGTCTTGGAGCCCGGAGTGCGGGGACGATCGTGGATACGGCCCGTGACGTGGGCAAGCTCGACGCGGTCGGTCCTCCCGCAGACTCGGCAGCCTTCGGCTCTCTTGGCCAGGGCCTCGTCTGACCAGATGCGGGTCTTCATGCGATCCCCTTTGCTCCTGAGCCGAAGTGACGACTCCGCTGCTGCGGCTTCTCAGGCAACGCGAGAACTAGATTCGCGTTGGCGCCTGACGGCCCCGTCCGGGCCAAGGCCAAGATGTTCTTGGCGGCGTTTACGTCAGCGTCATCCGTGTGGCCGCACGTCGTGCAGACGAAGCGCGGCCCCTTGCGGGAGTCACGATCGACGGCACCGCATTCGAAGCAGCAACGTGACGTGTTCCGGGGGTTGACGCGGACTACTCGGCGACCGGCGCTTTCAGCCTTGTCTTCGAGGCACTGCAAGAAGGTGGACCAGCCCTGGTCGCTGATTTCGCGGGCGAGACCGCGGTTGCCCCGGACCATGTTGGCGGGGCGGAGATCCTCGACGGCGATCAGGTCGAAGTCATTAACCAAGCCCTTCGCAGCCTTATGGGCGGCATCGAGCCGGCGGTTCGCCTCCCGCTCGCGACGGCGTGCAAGTTCAGCGACGGCCCTGCGGCGGCGGTGACTACCTCTGTGGCGACGGGCGACCTTACGCTGGGCCCGCCGGATCGCGGGGGCCGCTACTCGGCCAGGACGCGGACCGACGACATGTGAACCATCGGAGAGCGTGGCGAACTGCCGGACGCCCAGGTCGACGCCGATTTCACGACCCGTAGGGGTGAGCGGCTGACGCTCGACCTCCACGGTGAACGCGGCGTACCAGCGGCCGTTCTTGCGAGTGATTCGCGTCTGCTTGGGGTCACTCGGGAGGTCGCGATGCCATTTGACCTTGAGGTGGCCGACGCCTTGGATGCGCAGGCGGTCGTTGACGATCGCTGCCCCGCCCTGGCGCCTGCGCCAGGCGAGCGTGTTGAACCGGGATTTTGCTCTGAATCGAGGGAAGCCCGGCCTCTCGCCGTTCCTCGTGCGCCGGAAAAACGCTTCGAAGGCGAGGTTCAACCGCTGGAGGACCATCTCCTGGCAGACGTAGTTCATTTGCGGGCCGTCACCTCGCAGGGCGGTCAGCTCGTGCTGCTGATCCTTGAGTCGCACCGAGACGCCGAAATCGCGGAACGCGGTGCGGCGCTGCTCGAGCGCCGCGTTGTAGAGATCGCAGGCCCAGGCGAGTTGGGCCTCGAGCGCCGCCGCCTGTCGGCGCGACGGGTAGAGCCTGTAGCGGTAAATCCGATTCACCTTGCTCTCGGTGTGCTCAGTCATCGCCGGACTCCGCTTCGACGCACTCGACGCAGCCGTAACCCGATCCCCAGCGGACGTAAGGCTCCGTCACCTTGTGGACGGGCGGTTGCCAGCCGGCCTTCAGTTGCTCGATGGAGCAGGTGAAGATCGCTGGAGGAACCGAGGCGGAGCAGCTATCCCCCGCTGCGATCGGGTCCCATTCGTGGGGCCAGCCAAGCTCCGGGCAATTCGGCGTGCCGCAACTGCAAGACGCGTACTCCACCCTCTCGCTACCTGACTGCTGTTCAGGGCTCATGAGGTTGCCTCTGCTTTCTCTTCGACGAGTTCCAGGTCGCGCGCGGTGAAGCCGTCACCGGACGGTTCGGCGGGGACGAACGGGATGCAGAAGTTCGGCTGGTATTCCTCGAACGGTCCGTGATAGAGGCCCACGCTTGCGCGACCGTCGAACTCGGTGAGCGCCACGACGCTGTAGGTGCCGGAGAACATAGGCATCCGAACGTTCTTGACCCGGGCACCTCGCTCCAGCCGCCGCCCGCTTCGGTCACGGAACACGACCTTGCTCATCACGCCTCCTTCCTGTGGGCTCGACGTTCACGGCCGCGCTCGATTTCGCACCGACGGCAGTACTGCTTCCCGGAGGGCTTGACTCCGAGGTTCTCCCCCTCGAGGACGTGGCCTCGTTTACAGGTGAGGGGCGTCTCTTCGTGCTCGAAGACGGTCGGGCCGCTACGGAGGAGGGCGAGACGCAGACGGTTGGCCGCGGGGGCGTTCACGCGACGTGCTCCGGTTCGTACAGCTCGCATTCGCAGCCGGCCGCTTCACAGTTGGATGAACGCGAACGGTGATCCGCCAGGGCGTGACCGCATTCGCAGTCCCGTTCGAAGGACGCCTGGAGCTTGCCTAGGAGATCGTTCTGGTTCTCAGGCCACGCCTCCTTCCTTTTCGGGAACCGAGGGGGACGGCTTATGCGGGCTGCTCCTCGGAATCGGGTGGCCGAATCTCCTCCCACATCTCCTGGGCCTGCTCCGCCGTCATTGACGCCTCGTCGAAGAACCCGTTCTGGGCGTAGGCATGAGCGTCCGCGAAAAGACGCGCGACTTCCTCGGTGCTCACTTCGAACATCGTTGTTCTCCTTCGTCGTGTTTTTGCTTTCAGTGGGGAACCGAGGGGGACGGGGGGTCATGATTCCTCCACGAGCCGCGAGAGACGACGAAGGAATCGGCCGAGACGTTCGCGCCAGCCTTCTTCAAGCTCGAACTGCCGTGAGACGGCCGCTTCCCGTTCGTCAATGATCGGCTGGACCGTGTTGCGCACCCAGCCATCAACGATTTGCGCAGCGGCCCGGTCTTGGTTCACGAGCTTCCCGGCTCTTTCGAGAAGGTAGTACAACTCCTGACCGACCTTGTAAGCCTCGCGGCTTGGCTCGCTCAAAGCTCCTCCTCAGTACGGGGGTGGTTCATGGGGGTTGGGCCCCGTCGGCACATCATGCGACAGCGGGCGCCCACGAAATTGCCCACGAGTCGGCGGACCCGACCGGGGCGATCCGTGCCTGGGAGGTTCGGCAGGCCACATCCTCTGCCGTGCGCGAAACCCCCTGCAAGGAACAGGGTTCCGCGCGTCACATCCAATGGGGGAGATTGGTTGTCGCGGCGCGAACCGTGGCTCTGGAAAGCCATCTAGCGGCCCTCCTGCTCAGAAGTTGCACTCGGCGCGACCTCGATCTTGATGCCGTCAGCCATCTCACGGGCTCCGAAAGTCGCCGTCGAAGATCCAGCGAGCGAACGACATCACGTCCTCGAAGCCATAGCCCTGCGCAAGGGCCTGCTCCGACAGAAGGTTGTCCCGGAGCCAGCGAGAGAATTCCAGGCGAAATGCGTCGTCTGGCATGGCGTCGATCTGAGCGACAAGGCGGCTCCGCAGAGCCTCATCCTTGATGCCTGATTCGCGAGAGCCGGTGTCGTAGGCATAGATGGCCTCCAGCTTCGTGAAGTCGATCCGCTCAGCCATTCGCGGCCTCCTGGTCTTCCACCGGCCGCAGTTCGGTCGGCTGCTCGAAGAGCTTCTTGATCCGCTCCCGGGCCAGGTCGTCGTCGGTGTGGCCGTAGCGGTCGCTGGTATTCACAGCGATTCCCCGAACGTTTCCCGAACAGCGCTGTGACTAAAAGAGACGAAACGTGGGTAACCGAGGCGAACCCCTACGTCAGATCGGCGCTCTGCCAGGCGTGAGACGGGGGTCGGCTTCGCCTCAGTTCTCGCGCAGGCAAGCTTGGGAAGCTTGCGCTCTACCAACTTCCGGGGATTCACGAGGCCTCACCTCTGACCCAACTGAGAATCTCTTCTTCGTCGAAGAGGGGCGCGCCTTCGATCCAGTCGGCGACCGGCAGCTTTCCCTTTTCAGCCCATTTGAGAAGGCGCTCCTTAGGCCAGACAGACATTCCGGCGTAGAGCTCGTCGAGCGACATGAGATCCTCGCGACAGCGTCGATGGCCAGGCTTCTTGTTGAAGCGTGGCTTCCTCTCTTCGATCAGGTCGGCCTCTCGCGCCATCGCCCGCGAGCGCGTCGGGTAGTGCTCGAGTTCGATGCGATCGGCCTTGAGCCACCACTCGCTGTTCCGCCGATGCTGAGACAGGCGCTTGGTCCCCGTGCCGGTGATCCCGACGTAGAGCAGCTTGTCGCCTTTGTAGGCGAGATAGACCGAGGCCTTCATCGAAGCTGCCCCGGCTGTCTATCCGGCCGTTGCCGAATGTCTCGCAAATGTCTAGGGAGTCGTCTCCCGTGCCTGGCGGTGCATCCCTGTTCACGGGGGGCAATACGCCTGCATGCCTGTGAAAGTGGATGGGGCGGATTGTTGCCACTTGGCTCTACAAAGCCAGTGAGGTGCCCATTCTGTCTAGGAAGTGTCGCCTTCACGAGGCTTTCCTCTCGAAGGGGACCACGTTCTCGCCGTAGAGACGCTTCAGTTCATCGATCGCGCCGTGGTCTCCGTGACCGTAGAGCTCCCGCACCAACTTGCCGCCGTCGTTGTGGCCTAGCTGGGCGGCGACGATGCGCTCGGGGACCCCCTTGGTGACGTAGAGATGATGGCCGCAGAAGTGCCGTAGCTCGTGGGGATCGATCTCCCGACCGAACGTCGCGACGATCTTCTGCCAGTAGTGATTCAGCGTCGATTGCGCCAGTTGGCCACCCCGCTTGGCCAGGAAGACCCATGCCGTCTCGCGGTCGAGCGCGGCGATGGCGTCCCTGGCCTCAGGGAACAGAGCGATCTCCCGCGTCTTGTTTCCCTTCGGCAGATCCAGTTCAGAGCGATAGAGACGGCGACGGACGAGGATCTTCCCCTCGGTGAAATCGATGTCTTCCCACTTGAGCGCGAAGACCTCCCCCACCCTCATGCCCGTGTACGCCGTGAAGAGGACGAAAGCCTTGAACATGGACCCGTGATGTTTCTCGGCGGCGGCGGCCAGGCGCTCAAGGTCGGCCACGCTTAACGGCTCGTTGAACCTTCGACCCTGGCTGCGACTTGACAGGCCGACGAAAGGGTTGCGGTCGAGAGCGTCTTTCTTGACTGCGTTGTTCAGCATCGTCACGACGGGCGGCACCGCCCAGCGATTTGCTCGCGCCCAGGTCTCCGCCTCAGTCGGTTCGATGCTGGCGAGGGTTCGACTGCCGAACGTCTTCAGCCAGCAGTTGATCGCGGTGCAGGCGGTGAGGTAGCTCGAGCGCTTGACTCGTTCCTCGTAGCCCTCCAGGTAGAAATCGGCCCAGTCTTTCCCCGTCCGCCGCTGGCGCCCTCGCGTCCGCAACATCCACTTCGCTTCGACCTCCTTGGCGGCGGCCTTCGACGGGAAGGTCCCGAGCATCTCGTATTTGCCGTCGCCGACATGCACCCGGACCCCGTAGCGGATGCCGAGCTTCTTGGTCTTGACTTTGCGAATCGCCATCAGGCAGCACTCCTCACGATGTGGCCCTCCTTTTCGAGCCAATCTATTGCCGCCCGCAGTTGAACCTTCCGCTTGCCGCAGACGATGGCCGAGGGCATCCCTTCGGCAACCCGGTACTTGAGGAAGCGGACTGAGCAATCGCAGTGGTTCGCGAGCTCGGTGAGGGGGACCCAAGGCTCCAGTTGCGTGACCGTGCTCATGGCGTCGTCTTGCTCCAAGGAGTCTGCTCGGCTGCTTCCTCGAGGCTGATGATCGGGTCGTTCATCGAGGCGGCTCCTGCGCAAGGAAACGCCTCGACCTAGCAAGTGCCCGTTCGGCGGCCTCGCCTTCGTGGGAGGTCGGGAGGAATCGATGTTTGTTCTCTTCCAGGGCATAGAGGGCTTCCGCGAGGATCTCGACGGCCTCACCAAGACGTGCCTTCGCCTTCTCGGCTTCGGTCACCGGCCCTTCGACCATGGCGGTCTTCCATTCGTGGCTCATCGGTAGACGCTCCCTTCCTGCGTCAGCATCAGACCCTCGCGCGTCAACTTGTGCTTGTAGTTGCGGCAGCCATTCGTGTAGCCCTCCATGAACATCCAGCCATCCGGTTCCTCTTCGAGCAGCGCCAGATATTTGAGGAGTGGTTTCCAGTCGGGCTCATCGAAGAGACTCGAATCGACGATCCAATCGTTGGCATAGCCCTTGGTTGAGTTCATGCTTGCTCCTTGAGGAGAGCGGCTGCTTCGTCACCGAGGCGGTAGAGCGCCTTGACCTTGGGGTGGTTGGCGCCACCGGAGCCGTGACGCAGGGCGATGAGATCTACGATTTCCGCGGCCGTCTTTTCCCAGGGCTCTTCAGGGGGCGGCTCCAGCGCTCGGACGCGCTGGCCAAGGGCGTCGATTTTCCTCTGCTGCGTGATCAGAACGGACTCGACACCCTCCGCGGAAAGCCGGGACTTCCTTCTCCAGAACACAGTCAGTCGCCCTCCCACCAGGTGACCGGCTCACGGGTGAGCAGGAGACCGGCCCATTTGACGCCAATGTTGCAGCCCTCGACGAGGCACCGCCAGTAGCTCCCGTCAGACCCGTGGCCCTTCACGCAGTTCATGGACCCATGCTTCGAGCAGGCGGGGTAGTAGCCGGATCGGTAGAAGTAGCCAATCCCTGGCTTTCCGGCCTTGACTCCGGAACCCCTCGAACCCTCCAAAGGCCGAAGGCGCTCTTCCCAACCTTCGAACTCCCAGGTTCTCATCGCACTCCCCTTTCGAACTTGGTGCGGGCCCTCTTCTTCGCCCGGTTCTCGAAGGCCTCGACGTAGGCGACGAGGAGGTTCCTCTGGCGGACGGTGAGCATCCCCACGTTGCGGCTGAAGGAGAGGTTCCCGACCTCGGCGAGGATGCGGGCGATGGTCCTCTTGCGGATCTGCGGGATGGCGTCGATGAGCTCGTAGACCGCCATGCGCTCCAGCCAGTCCGGGATCTCCCCCGAGAGCACCGAGGAGACCGTGACCTCCCCGCGCTTGACCTGGCGTTTCAACTCGGCGCGGTGGAGGCGGACGTAGTTGGCGCGCTCCAGCGCTTCGAGCGGTTGCTCGCGGGTGACGCTCATGAGTTCTGCTCCTTCAGCCAGCCGCGGCCCCGGAGCCACTCCCGGACGGTCTCGGCGTTGACGGGTCGGCCGGCGGCATGAAGCCGGATGCGGGCCGAGGTGACGCAGTAGTGGTTCTCTCCGGGGAGGTGGCGGGCAACCCATGCTTCGCGTTCCTCGCGGGTCGCCTCGACCTCCGGAACTGCTCGACGCTCGATGCCAACGGCTGCGAGGTCTCGCTTGCGACGGGAGCCGTTGGCAACCCTCGTTGCCCGATCGACACTCACGATTCCCCCCTGACGCAGTCGGGGGGGTTAGGGGGGGTAGGTACGAAGTACGAAGACCGGAGTACGGAGAGCCATCTGTTCGCCAGGCGTTTGCCATAGCGACCGCATAGCGACCGCATTACGACCACCTTGCCTTCGCACCGGCCTTGCCAGCCTTGGAGGCGGCTGAGCTTTTGGCCTTTGCTTCCTCGCGGACCTTCTCCATGCGTGGACTCACCAGCCTTCCGTCGTCGGTCATTTCCCAGCAGCCCTCGAGCGCGTCCCAGACCCCTGCAAACTTCCGGGGCGTGAGATTCAGGACGCGCGCAAGTCGTTTGTGATCGGCGGGCAGACCGTTCTCCGTCCAAGCGATGCAGAGCAGGGTGATGTAGGCGCCGCGCTCCTCCAGCGTCATCGCCAGCACCGGGGCATCCGAGAGGAAGTCGGTTGGGTAGAACTGAAACGCCGGGGGCGCGTAGAAGTCGTCGGGGCACATTCACTCCTGCCCTGCCTCGTCGCGCTCGATCAATGCCGCAGCGATTGCCTGCTGCTCGCGGATCACGTTCCAGCAGCAACCGCAGAAGTACTTCCAAGCCTTGTTATTGAGGAGGCCCTGTCGGTTCATGGTCACATCGACCATGTGAAGGGCAGTCTTCTGGTCTAGGCCGGAGTTACGGAATTGTTCAAGCGACTGCTTCCAGTCTCGCGGACGCGGAAGCGGTTCGTCGGCGCCGTTTGTCCACGCCGACCATGCTTTATCGATGGCCTTGGTGTACCGGGTTTGTTTCGCTCGCTCAGCCGCTTTGATCGCCGCGGCTTCCTCTAGTGCCTTGGCCCAACGCAACGAATCGTCAGCTACGCTCTCGACAATCGCCTGGTCGGGACTGCTCGCCGACTTCCCGGCGTTGCAATCAGCGCAGGACGTGACCAAGTTCTCCGGCTCATCGCCGCCGCCTAGGGCGATCGGCTGGACGTGATCGACCTGAAGTTCGGTCTCACTGGCCGAGAACCCGCAGTAGCGGCAGCGGAAACCGTCCCGGCGCATAACCTCGTAGCGGAGCCGTTTGGAGACTGCCATCAGTCCTCCACCCACGTCTCGTACATCGAAGACCGGGCGGAGCCCGTGGTGCTTTCCCCGGGAGACTGGGGAGACGAGGAAGGCACCAGGGCTTCAACGCCCGAAGCAACACCGGAGGTCGCATCGACTGGCTGATAGGTGCCGCCCGGTTCAGCCTGGTCCCGACCTTCGGTGCTGCTTCCGACGTTAAGAGTCCAGCGGCAAAACTTTCCCTCACGCTCCGACGTGATGTCGTAGCCCTCGTCTTTCAACTCCTGTACGCGGGCTGCTGCTCGGGGCATGAAGTCTTTGATGAAGGCGTCTGAGCGAACCCCTTTGGGGCCGGCGAGCTCGAGCGCGCGGAGGATGCGGTCGCGCTGCGTCACGCCGCCTCTCCCTTCCGGAGGCTCTGGTAGGCGGAGATGACCGCCTTGCGTCCGGAGATGAAGAGGCGGAGAGCTTCTATCCGCGTCTTGGAGGCGTTGTATTCGGCGTAGAGAGTCGGGTCCTTGGCCCTCACCGCTCGCTCCGCCAGGGCGCTCCGTACGTCCTCTGGCGGGACTCTCCGTTCCTCCGTCAGTGCGGACTCGTAGAGACGGGCGATCTCGTCCTTGACGGCGATCTCGTAGCGGAGCTTGGTGCCCTCTTTGATCGCACCATCGCTACCTATGAAGGCCTCTCCGAAGGTGGTGATGAGCCGCGAGAGTTCGACTCCTGCCGCCTGGATCTCTCGGGCGGCGTCATCGAGATCTCGCATGATCTCGGCACCGGAGCGGAGGGAGGTCGCGTCGGTCATCGGCGCCACCACCGCTTCTTGGGCTTCGGGATAAGGCCCTCCCACTGTGGCTTGCAGGTAAGTAGTTCCTCGAAGCGGATGTGCTTCTGCGCGTGGTCGTACATGTCACGCCGCGTCTCGCGGTACTCGGATGAGCCACCCACCGCACCGCACTTCAGGCACTCCCAACTCCACCGCTGCCAGTTTTCGTCGTCTGGAAGCTCGTGGAAGAGGATGGCCTCGTAACCCGCACGTTTGGCCTTGGCCAGTTCGATGACTACCTTCACCAGACCCGCCCCTCTTCCCAGTACGAGGACGTGTCTTCGGCTTCCATCACGTCCGTCAGCCGGTCGATGTGTTCGGGTGAGCGGTCGAAGCAATCTGCTCCGGGGTCCTCCCAACCGAGGAACTCCCTGTCCTCGAAGGACTCCCGCTCGATCCGTTCTTCCTCCCAGCGCTTCAGGAGGTACTCCGGGATCTGGTCGTCGACCTTCATGCGGCATCCAGTCGGAACGGGCACCAGTCCGCGTGCGTGGCTTCCCAGGAGACGGCGCAGGCCGGGCACTCCTTCGGAGGCGGAGGCATCGGGATCGACGCGAGGACATCGGGCTTGCGCTCCGCCTTCGCCACGTCTGCCTTGTCCCTGTAGTCGTCCTGATTCATGGCTCAGAACAGAAGGTCGTCGTCGATGGGGTCGACCTGCGGGACCGGTTCACCCTTGGCCTTCGTGTAGCTCGTTTCGAGCCGTTCACGGCCTTCGACCTGGGAGTCCAGGTTGCTCAGGAGGGCCTCGCATTTCTTGAGGTTCTCCGGGCTCAACTCCTCCAATGCGAAGTTGGCGAGCTTCCCTGCGCCGTAGGTTGATGCCCCTCCCTGGATCAGGAGGTTTTCCAGCCATTGGTGTTCTTCCCCGGCTGAAAACGAGTCAGGGGCAGCACCCTGGGGAGGAGGCGACGAGTGTGGTGAGCCACTCGTCGATGCTGCGCCCTGACTCGCCTTCTGGCCGGCGGCTATGGCGTCCTGGTCGAACCAGTCGGCGAGAACGGCGATACTCGATTTCGTGAGGTCCGAGATCCCCGCCTGATTTAGCTCAGCGGAGAAGGCACCGACGTAGCCATGGACCCGAACACTCATCTCCTGCGAGTGCTGCCTGCGGATTTCGGCGTTCCTGACCTCCCAGTCCGTCCCGTTAGTTCCGGGGGATGGATTCGAACCACCGTTGCCGGGTCCAGAACCCGGAGTCCTGCCGCTGGACGACCCCGGAGCATTGCCCGTGGAAGATTCGTTGTGTGAAGGACCACCTTTCGCCTGCTTGAAGCGAGGGCCGTAGTCACCTTCGGTGATGTCTCCGAAGACAGATTCCTCCGGCTGCGGGGCGTTGCCCTCCTTGCGCTGCCAGTAGACGCCCATTTCCAGTTTGCCGTCAGGGCGTACGAAGTCCACGTAGAAGGCCTGGAGGTTGCCGCCGCCGTGAGGGTTGGGCTTCACCTTCCCCTCGCGTACGTCACGGACGGTGTAGGTCTCGCTCACGGAAGGGCTCCCAACTCTTTGGCGACCCTCACGGCATCGCGGATGTCCTCTTCGGTGCCGTTGTCCCGTGCCTCCTTGACCCTCTTGAGGGCGTCGTTCTGCAACGGGATCAGGGCGGGGTCGAAGTTGTTGAGGTCCACCCGGGCCTCGAAGTCCTGTAGGAGGTCCTTGGCCATCAGCGCTTCCCCGTGGATGCGTGACGGTTCCAGCGCTTCGGCCACGTCCAGTTCTCGACGCGGACCGGTGCCTCCTTCGGCTGCTGCTTCTGTGCCTTCTTCGCAGCGATCACCGCGAGTACCGCAGGGGCTCCGATGATCAGGATCGGGATGGAGTTCATTTCCCCTCTCGTTTCAGTCGGGCGTTTTCGATTTCGGACTTACGCATGGCGTCCCAACGTGCCTTCCGGGCATCACGGCAGACGGTGCAAGTGCGGTGACCAGTCGCAGGGACGATGTAGGTCGTCTCAGGGGTGAACTCATGGCCGCGAACGCAGTGGGTCTTGCGAGCGTTAGATGCGCAGGCGCCGACGCCCCGCAAGCAGTTCTCTCCTTGCGTCACCGCTTCCAGATGAGAAGGGTTCACGCAGCGTGGGGTGCGGCAAAGGTGGTCGACGACCAAGCCGTGGGGGATTTCCCCTTTGAACAATTCGTAAGAGACGCGGTGGGCCAAGCGCTGCTTCCGGCCGAGGCTGATCTGCCCGTAGCCGTGTGAGCCGGTGCCGCCCTCCCACGTCCAGCATTCGTCCTCGTCGCCGTTCCAGACGACCTTGGACATGAAGCGGTCGACGGTGGGGGCGGCGATCACAGCTTGCCCCGCTTCAAGCGCTGGATCTCCAGTTCCAACATCCAGACTTCGTGTTCGAGCGACCCGGTATGAGCACCGCCGAGCCATGCCTCGATGCCCATCCCGACGAGGATGCAGCCGACAGCGAGGACCGCGACGAGGACGATCATTTCCTCGGGTCCTTCATCTGGGCCACGTTCAGGACAGGGAGAAGGAGGCGCTCACGTTCGGCTGCTCGACGGGCGAGCCGTTCGCTCAGCCCCTTGCGGCCCTCCCGGGTCGTCATGTCGACGGCGGGTCCGAGGCGGCTGCGGTTCATGCGGCTTTCTCGGTCTCGCGCTCGACATGGAGAGTGATCGCGCGGCGGGCCTCCTGGGAGACCGTCCGTTCCTCCTGCTTGGCTGCCTCTTTCAGAGCTTCGTGAAGCTCGACGGGCAAACGGAGCGAGATGACGCTGATTCCGGGTGGGAGGTTGCGCTTCCGATTCACTACCGGTAATGTAATCGGAAGTTATGCGGAAGTCAAGCCCCCGAACCCGTCACTTCCCCCCCACTCCCTCGTCACGGGCGGAACTACTGGCTAGCTTCCGGAAGCAGATGAGCGACTACGCCCGTGGCGAATACCTCAAGGAGCTACGCGAGGGACGGCGCCTCAACCAGGAAGATGCCGCGCACGAGATCGGCGTCAGCGCGAAGACGCTCCGCACCTGGGAGAAGGGCGGTCCGATCAAATGGGAGAACGCGAAAGCGGCCGGCGCCTTCTATGAGGTCGACCCCGAGCAACTGGTCACCCGCGAGACCAGCACCGCCGACCTATCCGACGCCTTCAGCCAGGCTGAACCAGACTCAGAGCTGAAGGAGATGCTCCGAGAGGTTCTGGATCAGCAGGCTCAACTGCTTGCAGATGTCTCTGTGGTGCGCAGCGAACAAGAACGTTTGTCGCCGCTGCTAGAGCGCCTCGAGAGTGACCAGGGAGCGAGACGCAGAAGCTCGTCCTCCTGATCGCCACCAGCGCCTCGGCGAGAATCTCGGCTTCCTTCTGGGTCATCGAACCCCCCTGTACTTCTCACGCGATCCGGGGCAGCGAATACGCCGGCGCGCACCCTTCAAGAGGTCAAGCAAGGTACCCCCTGCTCCGGACACGAACAGATGTTCTGGTCCCTCCAACGTGCCGCCCTCCTATGCTCGCGGAGCGCCGCCTCCTCCGGTCCGCCGCTCCGGTCTTTTCTTGTCGCCGTAGGACAATCTGTTGTAGACGCCCCCGTACCACCATTGGATAACCGTCCTCTTTATATAACGCTGTCCGATAAAAGAGCGGACTTTCCGACAGCTTTACGCGAGACCGATCACGCGCTTAGGATGGGCTGATGCGGTTCTGGCTGAAGATCTGCGCCTTCTTTTTCGTCGTCGGCATCTTTTCGCTGATCCTCGTCTCGGCCGACCATGTATTCGGGCTCGGAATCTGGAACGGCCACTATCCGCCATCTACGACCGAAGAAGGGGTGACGACCTATTCAAGCTACGGCAAGTGCATGCTCTACCTTGGGATCACGGTCGTCGTCGCGGGGGCCCTCGGCACGTTCCTGATGGGCCGTATCCGTCGCCGCGAGGTCGAAGCGTTGATCCTCTTGGAGGCGATCCGCCAGCAGGGCATCGAAGAAGGCCGAGACGAGCAATAAAAAAGCCCCCCAGCGCGCGAGCACTGAGGGGCTAGGGTGGCGGGAGAACCGCCGAGAGTCTATGGCCAGGACTTCTCTCCGAGCCAGAGCAGTTCGTCCTTGCCGATCTTGTTGACCACGTAGCGTTCCCCGCCCTCGGGTAGCGGAGTGTCCTTCATCGCCTGACGGTCTTCGCGTCTGAACTGCTGCCAGACGTTCTTGCAGTGCTTGACCTCGATCAACATCGTCTTCCCGGTCGACGGGAGGACGGCGAGGAGATCCCCGGCCCCTCCGATGTGCCGGCGGGAGCCGACTACGTAGCCGCGTTCCTCGAGCCAGCGGGCGACGAAGACCTCCGCGGCGTTCCCTTTACGGGCGGTGTTCGCCATCGACCTTCGGCAACTCTGGGACCGGCATGTACGCGACTGCCTCCGCATCGGGAGGGACGAGGGCGAGCTCGTAGGCGATGCCCTTCTCGAACCTCACGGGGCGTACCCAGACCAGGTCGGGCATCGGGGCCTTGGGGGTGTCCGTGGTCGTGGCCACCCCTTGAGTATCCGATGTCAGGTGGACAGAAGTTCCCTCACGACCCACACGAGGAAGTGGTGGGCGTGGAGCCAGTGCATGGTCAGAGGCGCCGGATCAGGGCGATGGCCAGCAGGACGAGGATGATGACGATGAGAATCCAGACGACGCTCATCGGGTCGGGAACAGCAGGCCGAAGATGAACGCCCCGAGGACTGCCAGAGGGGCGCTGATGGGAGCGGTGTCGGCCCCGGTGACGGCGGCGACGCCCCAACCGACCAGTGCCCCGAAGGCGGCTCCTGCGGTCGCAGAGGTTGCGGTGGTCTCGTTGCTCATGTTCAACCCTTCTCGGTGTGGCCGACTTCGGTCACGTCGCCGCTGTGGTTGATGAAGAAGACCTGTCCGAGATCGTCGGCCGCCGAGGTCAGGAGGAGGATTCCGCGTTCACTGGAGCGGACCTCGAATTCACGCCCTGCGGCGATCGCCTGGGCGATCTGTGAGCCGAGCGCGCGCTCCTGTTCTTTGCCGAAGAGCTCGACCTGCTCGACCTTGACGCCGTGCTTGATCGGAAACAGCGTGGGGTCATCCGGGGCCGAGGCGGCCGTGGTCGTCTTCGTGCTTTTGCTGCTCTTGGTTGCCACTGTGGATCAGCCTTTCTTTGGTGCTTGCCAGATGTAGTAGCGCTGGTATTCGTTCGGGCCGAAGAGGAAGACGGTCCCGAAGTCGACGGGAGCCGAGCCATGCCCGGAGGTCCGGTCCGGTGAGTCCTTGGAGGGGGTGAAGGCCTCGGTGTGGTGGCCTGAGCCTTCGCCGTAGACGACGAAGCCCCAGCCCTTCTTCCTCATCGCGGCGAGGGAGACTTCCTTCCAGCCGTTGTGCTCTCCGACGAGGGTCCCGGTGAAGCCGCCGGTCCATTCGGTGCCGTTCGGGTCTCCGAGCTGCGCGGCCTTGGCCCAGCCCGTGACGGTCGAGGAGCAGTCGGAGCGCTCGCCGTATTCCGGGCCCCCGACGAGTTCATGGCTGATGTCCCAGCCGCCGGCCTGCGAATAGAAGTTCCTACGGGTCCCGTTCGAGCAGTTGGAGACGGAGGTCAGGCAGGCGAGGAACCAGCGCTGTTTCGGCGTCCCCCCCACGACTTCGTTGCCCTTCACCTTGGGACGCAGCTTCTTGATCTCGGCCCCGATCTTCTCCTGGTCGGCCTCGAGACCTTCGATGCGCTGGGTCAGCCGCTTGATCACCCCGAGCCAGTACTGCGCCCGCTGGTGGTTCTTGTAGGCGACGTGGCTATGGCGGAGGGCTTCGCGATCGACCGTCTCGGCCCGTGCCGCCCCGGTGGCGCGCAGTTCGTCGGCCTTCGCCTGCGCCGCGACCTGTTGGGCGTGGGCCTTGTAGGCGCGTTTGCGGTTGGCCTGATACCGGCGCTGGGCGCGGGCCAGAAGTTTCTGGTTCAGGCCGAGTTTCTCTGCGACCGCCGCGAGGGCAGCCTTCAACTTCGCCATGTCGGCGAGTCCTTTCTTCAGGCCGCTGGGCGGCGTTTCAGCAGGTGATGACGTTCAGCGCGTCGAGCGTGCGTTCCTGGTTATGCAGCGATTCCCGGAGTTGGGAGCCGGAGGCGAGGCCAGGGACGCCGTGAGGGTGGGCGGCCAGGAAGTCCTGCGTCCCTTTGGTGCGTTCTTCGAGATCGGAGACGAGGGCGCAGACGGCTTCGTGGGTTTCGGAGCCTTCGTTGGTCTTGTGGCTCAGCAGGTAACCACCGATGGCGACGACCGCCAGCGTCAGGACGATGCTGAGGACGAAGGCGGCGACGGCTATGCGGAGGCCCTTTACGGGGCCGATCGAGACCCTGTCCAATGTCAGCCTCCGGAGAGTTGGGCGATCAGGGTCGCCAGGGCGACGACGAAGATCGTGAAGGTGGCGGCCGCGGCCCAGAGGCCCCTGCGTACCCAGGTCATTTCTGCTCTCTGCTCGTTCCGTGCGTCGCCGAGCTCGCGCCGCATGTCGGCGATGTCCTCGCGAGTTTCTCGAAGCTCGGTCGTGATGACGGAGATCCGCGTCTCGTGGTTGGCGGCGACATCACGGATCTTCGCTATGGAGTCGTGGTTTGCGTCGAGGCGCGTTTCGTGGTTCCGAAGGCGGATCTCGATGGCGCCTACCTCCATTTGTTGACCTCGCTCGGATTCGCTCTTAGGTTCGTGTCGGGCACGGAGGCCGTTTCCCTTCGTGTCTGAGGGGCGGCGTCATCCGCCAAGGTCGGCGTCGCCCCGCTCGTTGGTTTATGCCGCGAGAAGTTTCCGGCGTGACTTTTCGACCGCTTCGCCGATCGCGGCCAAGTCGGGCATCGTGGGGGGCTGTGCGGTCCTTTCGAAACCGGGGATGACTCCCGCCTTGGGCGTCTGCCCGGCGAAGATGCGTTCGACTTCCGAGAGTCGTTTGAGCGGCGACTGTTCGCGCGTGGTCTTCTGGGTCTTCTGCTTGCCGCGTTCGACGGGGGAGGTCGTGTTACTGCCGGTCGAGACTGCGATGGCGGCAGGGACGGGAACCCCACCTTCACCACCAACCGAGAAGGCACTCCCCGGCAGCGGGCTACCGGCCGCGACTGCGACCTTGCCGCCCTTGTACTTCGGGCGCAGGATCGCGGTGAGCGCATTTCCCTCTTCGGCGACGGAGGATCGGGCGACCTGATTGCCGTAATTGCCCGAGATCATTTCCCCGTTGCCGATGTAGAGGCCGATGTGTTCCCCGGAGAAGGCGACGAGGTCACCGGGCTTGGCCTTGGCCAGGTTCGTCCCGATGTTCTTCCCGCCGGTCCATTCTGATTCGTAGGAGGGAACGTAGTTCGGATTGGGGGGCAGTGGTACGCCGCGTCGGGTGAGGCCGTTGGAAACAAAGTTCGCGCACCAGGGCTGAGATGAACCTAGGCCCTCGTTGGCCGCCCACCTCAACTGTTTGGAGCTGCCCTCCTGCGTCCCTTCGGCGTTCTTCGCCCACTGGACCATCCCCTTGGCGTCGGCCCGGACGTAGACCTTGTTGCCTTTCCCTTTGCTGAGATCGGCGGTTATGCCTTTGCCGGTTTCGTAGGCCTTGAGGATCTTGGCTGCTTCGGCCTTGTGTTCGGCGTAGCGTTCCGGGTAGGCCGAACCTTGGACGGTCTGCGCGAGTTCGCCTGACGTTTCCCCTCCGCCGCCCGGGATCGTCGGGTCGGTTTTGGTCTCTTCGAAGAAGTTGCGGGCACCCTGCTTGACGTTCGTAGGGTTCGGATAGTAGGTCTGGAGTTCCTGACGCCAGCCGCCCGAAGGTTCGCCAGTCGTGTTCTGGCCGACCGGGAGGTTTTTGAAGCCGTAGGACTCGACGAGGCCCGTCTCGATGGCTGCGAGCTTTTCCTTCTTCGAGGCGTGCTGGGCCGTCGCGATGTTCAGGACGGTCTTGGCGTTCCGCTGCTGTTCGGCCGTCGGCAGGAAAGGAAGGCGTACGGGTCTCGGCGCCTGGGTGGACGCTTTCGCTTTGGGTCTTTTCCCTTTCGGTTCTGCGGCCTGCGCTGCTTCGCCGCCGACGAGGGACCCGATCGCCCCCGTCAAGGAACTGAGCCCCGGGACCGCCGGGAGACTCAGGCTGACACCGCTCGTTTCGTGGGGGATCTTCGGGGCGCTTTCTTCGCCGTAGATCGAAGAGCCCGCCCCCGACGAAGGACCGTAGATCGATTCGCTCGTGGATTTTTTCCCGTAGATCCCTTCCCCTGCGCCGGGATAGGGATGCGAGTAGTTGTACTGTTCTTCGCCCAGTTTGGCGACACTCGTCAGGCCGTATTTCTTGTAGAGGGCGTTCAGTTCGTTCTCGGCCTTTTCGGAGGTGGCGCGCATCTTCAGGACCGTTGCTTTGTCCTCGGTCTTGTTCTGCTTGTCCTTGCTGTTCGCCGAGAGCGTCTGGAGGATGCGGCCGAGCTTCGCCGAGTCCCTGGCCCGTTCGATCGGGATCGGCTGGAAAGGGTTGACCAGGGAGCGCGAGAGCTGGCTCCCGGGGCTGCCCTTCAGTTTGGCCTCGAGCGCCGCAAGCGGTTCGGCGGCGATGTTGGCCCGTCCCGCGAGGATGCCGAATTCGCTCTGTCCCGATGCCTTCGCGCCACGCAGCGTGTCGGCCGCCCTGACGTAGGGGGAGAGGCCGAGGATCTGTGCCAGCCCGGCTTTCAGATGTGCTCCGGTCCCCCCTTCGACTTCACCGAAGGAACCCTGCCCCGTCGCTCCCGTGATCCCAGCGGCAAGGACAGGCTGCAATGCCCCAAGGGGAGAGCCCGATCCCTGGACGGCTTCCGTCAGGGCGTTCCCTCCCGGGGCCACGCGGGAGAGGTTGATGATCACCCCTTCGCCTTTCGGTCCCACTCCGTAGACGGGGATCTGGGCGTAGTTCAGGAAGCTCGGTTCCCCGTGGAGGGCTTCCTTCAGGGCGAAGTTGTTCTCGGCGGCGAGATAGGTGAGGGCAGTGGCCTTGATCGGATGATTGATCGCGTACTTCAGCGGCCATTGGAGGCTCATCCGCAGAAAGGGGTAGAAGACCAGCACCGCCGCCCGGTAGCTCTCGGGGACATGGCCCGTCCGGGTCAGGTTCGTCCAGCCACCCATCGCGTCGTTCAGACTCTTGCCGTAGCGCGTAAGGACATCGGGGTTTTCCGCCAGATAGGCGAGAGCGGCGTCCTTGCGGGCCTTCCCGTGCAACCCCTTGGTTGCCTCGTCCAGTTTCTTCTGGATCTCGGTCTGCACGCCTAGGAGCTTGCGTCCTTTCGACCAGAGACCGTTCACATCCCGCATCACCTGGCCGGTCAGCACCGCCCTGCGGGTGAATGAGCCGGTCGCCCGGTTGACCTCGCCGGCCCATTTCATCGTCACGATGTCTTTCGCCGAGCGGGCGAAGACGTTGCGGCGGAAGAAGCTGAGCGAGTCCTTGAAGGGCTTGGACTCATAGGAGCCGAGAGTCGTCTTCAGGTCTTCGGGGGAGAAGATCGCCTTGGCGGTCTCCCCGGAGACGCCGCTGATCCGAAGCTTTTGCTCGGGGGTCAGACGGCTGTAGGCCCGGAGGCCTTGCATCATGCGGGCCGGGTTCACATCGGCTATGGCCTGCGCGGTTTCCGCCACGAGCTGCGCACCGACGAAGGACGGGGTCGAGAGCATCGTCCGGGAGGTCAGGGAGTTCGCCTTGCGAAGGATCGGCGAGATCGGGGATTTCTGGGACTGGGCGACCTTCTCGTCGTAGGCGGCCTTCGGGTAGGCCTCATAGACCGTCCCCGACTGCACGTCCTTGGGGCTCACCTTGCGTGCCGCCATCGCCTCGGCGAGGGCCTGCTCGTACTCGGTCGGGTCGCCGCCTTTGACGTTCTTCTCCAGACGGTTGACCACCTGTTTGGGGACCAAGGCCACGTCTCTGGGGTTCAGCAGCCCTTGGTCGAAGGCTTTCTGCCACTCTGCCCCGGTGTGCTGGTAGACGCCCCCGTAGGCGATGCCGCGTTCTTTGCGGAACCGACGCCAGTCCTCCCACTGGTAGGCGCGCGAGACGGGCCGCAAGATGCCCTCGTTCATCAGGTGTTCGTAGCCCTGACGCGAGATGCCGTTTTTCCAGACGTAGCCCTCGTTGATCTTCGGCGCGCCTTCGAGGGGCTTCTTCCCTCCGGTGGCGGACTGATCCGGTGCGGCCTTCATCACCGCCGTGGAGTCGGGGACGTAGCCGGGCTCGGGGTTCAGGCCCCGTTCGGTCAGCCCTTTGCGTGCCTCTTCGGCGAACTCTTTCTCCAGTGCCGCGTCGTAGGGGATGCGCTTCGCGTTCGGGTTCGCCTTGGCCCACGGACGGGTGTAGTGCTTCAACTCGTCGAGAAGTTCCTGGCGGCCTTTCTCGATCGTCTTGGCCTTGGCGTAGGAGTCCTTGGCTTCGCGACGGAGTTTCGCTGCCCGTGACGGGGCAGCCACTTTCGCCTGCTCCCGTTTCGTCGCGGCCTCCTTGCGGAGTTTCTTGACTTCCTTCTCGCGTCCTTTCAGGTCCTCCCACGCCCCTGCGCGGGTGGTGGCGTCGGTGTGGCCTCGGGCGCCGAGAGGCACGCGCTCCTCGGGCAGCGGGAGGTCGTGGGCGGTGGCATAGGCGAGGTAGCGGTTGCGCTCCGAGGTCGAGAGCGCTCGCAGGCCTTTCTCCCCGGTGGCCATCGCCCGATATGCCTCGACGGCCTTGGCGAGGTTCTTGTCCTTCAGCTTCGCCGGGAAGGCCTGGAAGTAGTCGATCGCGTCGCGGGCCGTCAGGGTCTCGGGAGAGGCGCCCAGCTCGTGGGGGAGCTTCGCGCCCTTGTAGAGCTCGGCGTAGTGGGCGATCTCCTTCGCTGCGGCCTCGGGCTTCGTCAGGTCGATCCCTGCCCGCACGAGGAACGGGATGAAGTCGGGCGAGCGGGCGTAGAGCGTGTCCTTGCCCTTCGGGCCGAGACCCTTGCGGACCGGGACCTTTTCCCCGGCTGCCTTGCGGGCGTACTTGTCGACTTCGGCCCGGCGTTTCGCGTAGTCAAGTTCGGTCAGGTCGTTGGTGGTCGCGGCGTGGAAGGCCTCTTCGCGGCGGTGGTTGGCCTGTTCGGCGGTGCGGGTGAGTTTGGTTTCCTCCCCCGTGCGCAGACGGCCCTTCTTGACGGGGCCTCCGTGCTCATGGGTGAGGACGTTCCCGCTCGCATCGGTCAAGGGGGCACGGCGAGAGTCGAGCACGTCCGCGACCTTGCCCTTCAGGGCACCCCCGCCTAGATGCTGAACACCCTTGGCGAAGAGCGGGGCGGCCAGGACCTCGGGCAGCAGGCCTTCTTCGAGGGTGGCCTTTTCGATTTTGGACGCGTCGCTCGACCCGTAGGTTTCGGCGAAGTGCTTGAAGAAGTTGCCCTGTTCCTTCAGCGCACCTTCCAGTGGGGCGGGACTGCCCTGGATCACCGAGGCGCCGGCGGCGACGGGTAGCTGGAAGGCACCCGTCAGGAAGCCGGGGGCGAGATTCGCGGTCGAAGAGAGGACTTTCAGCGGGTCTTTACCGATGGCCTTGGCCTGTCCTTCGAGGATCGCGCCGCCGGGGACGTTCAGGCCGCCTTTGTGGAGTGCCCCCAGGGCCGCCAGACCGCCGATCGAATAGAAGCCGCCCTCGGCTCCTTTCGCCGCCTGACGCCCCGCAACCCCCGGCGCCGCTCTCGCTGCGGTCCTCGCCACGGCAGGAGCCTCTTTGACGGCCTGCCTGGCGGCTGCGGGCGCCTCTTTTACCGCCTGCCGCGCGACCGCAGGGGCGCTCCGCAGGACATCCGGGAGCGTACGGGCCGCGTCGGGGGCCGCTTTGGCGGCATCGAGGACACGTAGGGCTTTGACGGCGAGCGCCGGACCGGCCTCCTCGGCCACTCTCGCGGCGGCGCCCCCGGTCGAAGGGATGGCGAGGTTGGAGGCGACTTCGAGTTCCTGCGTGGTCGGCGCGTGGGCCAATTCGGGGACGGCGTTCCCGGGTAGGCGCTTCTTGGCCAGTTCGGCGATGTTCTCGACTTCGTGGCCCACGGCCTTCGCGACGGGATTCGGGTTTTCGCGCTCCCTGATCCCTTCGTAGAGGTTCTTCGCCCCTGATGCCACGGAGGAGATGGCGCCTCCGATGTCTCCCGGGCCGAGACCGCCTTCCTCCTGTTTGACCGTCTTGGCTTCTTCGAGCTTCGTGAGGCCGGGGTATTTCTTCGCGAGCTTGTTCGCTTCACCGGGTTGTTCGGCCCTCGCGTGCGTCAGCGGCCCCGATGGGCCCAGTGCCTTGGACTCACGGCGGATCTGGGTGAGCCCCTTGGCTCCGACCACCTTGCCTTCTTCGTTGGCCTTCTGGACCGCCGGATGACTGAGAAGTTTTTCCCTCGTCGCGCTGACGTTGCTTTTGGCCTTCTTGACCCGGTTGGAGGTCGACCCGAGCGAGAAGGTTCGGGACTTCGGCTGCTTGGGGGAATAGGCCCTGGTGACGTAGCGGTCGACGATGCGGCGTTGGCGTTCTTCGGCTCTCCGCACCTTCGCTTCGTGCCGTTCCTTCGCCGCGAAGGCGGTGGCGAAGTCTTCTGCGCTGTGACCCGGTTCGGTCGGGCTGTACGGGGCACCGGTCGGCGTTTCCGGCGTGTAGCCGGGGATGGTCAGATCGCCGCTGGTCCCGCCGCTATGACTCGGAGGAGGAGTGGTCGCGGCGGCCTTGGTGGCAGCCGGGCCCGGAGCGAGCTTTTCCGCGACCGTCTTCTTCTTCGGGCCGTAGGAATTGGCCCCGCGCGTTTTGCCGAGAGATCCTGCCATGACCTAGGGGAACGGCGTTACCGCTTTGCCGGCCTTTTCGACGGTTTCGCGTTTGGAGCGCTTGGCGAACCAGCGCTCGAGCACCGAGCGCACGATCTGCGGAGGAGCCGAGACCTCTTTGTTGACCGCACCGATGAACTGATTGAGCTGCTTCTTGTTTTTCGGCGGCCCGTAGGTCGAGACGGCGGAAGGCAGGTAGGCCTTGACTTCGCCGATGTACTGTTCGGCTTTCTTTTCTTCTTTGCGGGTGGCTTCCGGGTGACGGGCTTTCCAGGCCGCCGTCGCGGCGTTGCGAGCGGAGGCCGCTGCCGATTCCCGCGAGGCTTCTGCCGAGGTGGTCGAGGCATTCGCTTTCTGCTGAGCGATCTTGTTGGCGATGGCGTTCTGTTCTCTTTCGGCTTCGAGTTCCGCCGCCGAGAGGCCGAGCTTCGCCTTTTCGCCCGCGACCGCCTGCTGGCCGAGCCTGTACTTCTGCTGTTCGCCTCGGATCGCCAGGAGGTTCTTGGCGAATTTTTCCCCGGAGGAGGCCTTGGCTTCCGCGGCCTTGCCTCGTTCCAGTTGGATGTTCGTGTTGTATTTCGCGTTCGATTCGCCGACCCGGTTGGCGGCATCCCGGGCGATGGAACTGATCCCTTCTCCCCCACGCTGCTGCGTGGCGAGAGCCTCGGAGGCCAAGAGTCCCGAGTAGCCCTGCCCCTGCGAGAGGGCGGCCTGCCGTGCGGCGGTGCCCTGCGAGGCCTGGGCCGCAGACTGGGCGGCGACGGCCTGGGCGAGCTGGGCCTGCGCGGTCCCGGCGGTCCCTTCCGCCCCGCGCATCTGCAACTGCGCGGTGAGGGGTTCCACGGCGGCTTTCGATTCTGCCCCGAGCTGCTGGGCTCCCTGGGAGGCGATCTGCGCCGACTGCCCCGAGAGCGCTCCGGAGAGGGCGTTCTCGGTGGCGAGGGACTGGGCGGCGGACTGGGCGATGTTGCGGTAGACGCTCGACACTTCGCCCGCGTTGCGCTGACCGAGAGTTTCCAGGCCTTTGGCTTCGCGTGCCTTTTCCTTGCCGAAGAGCTTCGCGTTGCGGGTGTAGCCCTTGACTTCCGGGCGCACTTCGAGGGCCGTCAGCGCACGGGCGGCGGCGGTTTCCTGTTCGGGGGTCAGAAGTTCGGTGCTCCCGATCCCTTCGAGGACTTTCCTCGGGTTGAAGGCAGGTTTCTTCGGTGGGGGTTTCGGCTTCTGGCCGGGTGCCCTCAGGGCTATCGCGTTCGCGAGTCCGATCGCCATCTACTTCCCCTTCTTCTTCGGCTGGTTTTCCTTGATGATCTTCGCCCAGCGGGAGGCACCGACCGGCTTCTTGTTGGCGTTGGAACTCCGCGATCCGGCGCCGGTGGATGCTGCTACCTCGGGTGCTCCGGTTTCCGTTTCTTCCCCGGCCAGTTCCGCCCGCCGCCCTGCGGCTTCTGCGAGTTCCTGCGCGGCTTCGAGGCTGAATCCCTGCTGGAGGGCCGCACGGGCCGCTGCGAAGGCCTGCAGTTCCCCTTCGTGACCGCTGGCGGCTTTACCCCGTTCTTCGGCGTAGGTCGTCGACTGTTCGGCCTGGTTCCGGTTCAGCCAGCCCGAGGCGGAGAGGTTGCCCTTGATCGCGTTTTCACCGAGTTCGCGTTCCTGTATCCCGCGTCCCCGGATCGCCTGTTGAAGAGCGAGGTTGTAGCCGCTGTTGGAGGCAGCTTCTTCACCGAGGGTCTTCTGGTATTCCTGTTCGTCGGTGAATTTGAGTTTCGCCAGGTTCGCCCAGTAGGTCGAGTCGCGGGGGTCTGCTTCGCCCGGGCTGGCCGGGGTCCATGAAGGAATCTGGAAGAGTGAGTTCGAAGGTGGCGTGGGAGCAGGGGCGGTAGCCGCGGCGGCAGCCGAGGTAGAGCCACCGGCCGTCACCCCGGCGAAATTCGACTCCGCGATCCCGCCCGCGGCATATTTCAGGGCAGCGGAGGGCTGGGAAGCCGCAGCCTGCTTCTGAGCTGCGGTCGGGACGTAGGTATGTCCCCCCTGCTGGGTCGAGATGCCGTGGCCCTGCACGGGCGCGGTGGTTCCACCGTTCCCGGCCAGCTTCTTCGCAAGCGGCCGGGCATTGCCGAGCCTCGGCGGCTGAGGGTTCTGATTTACGCGGGGGATCGCAAGGCGCGCGCGTGAGATTCCGTTGGCCATGTCTTCCTAGGTCGGGTGGATGACGAAGTTGAAGTTCATGTTCTTGGCGACGAGGGCGGTGCTGAAGCTCTTGACTTCGAAGACTTTTTTGGCCGGCCCGCTGGCCGCGTAGATTTCTGCCCCGACGAGCTGCGAGGCGGGGATCAGGACGCCCACGGTCGCGAGTTCGGTGGTCAGCGTGATCTTGTAGACGCCCGTCGCCGTGCGTTCGCTGGTGAATCCGCTTCCCGCCGTCACCGCGCCTTCTGCACTCACGGCTCCTGCTATCGGAGGCTTGGCGAGTTTTTCGTTGGTGATCGCTCCTGCCTGGATGCCTTCTCCCGTTTCGACCCCATGCACCCGGCCGTTCAACGCATCGAAGTTCTGCTGCGTGACTCCGGATACGACGCCGGGAAGACTTTGTGGTTCGGTGGTCAACGGACTAGGCTCCTCATGTGTGGCGTGTGTATCTGATCTGGATCGTGATCGCCCTGTTGGTGGCTGCCGGGGTAGGCGTCGGCATGGGTCTCCCCGGTTCAGAAGGTCAGGCGGTCGAAATCGAACGGCAGGCCGTAGGGAGTGAACAACGATGAAGCGCGTACTCGTACTCGGGATCGTTCTGGCCGGGTTGCTGGCGGGGACGGCGCAGGCGACCGTGATCGAAGGCGATCCATCTGGGGTCTTCCAGAGGTGGACCGACGAAGCAAAGATCGATACGCCGCCTGACCCGATCACTGTGCGGGATGGTGCACCCGGAGAATGTGGCTACGGGACCGAAGATCAGGCTGCCCCCGCCTGCGCGATCCTCCCGGACGGAATCATCATCACCCGACCCGACTTCATCAATCGGTTCTCTTTCTGGCACGAGCTTGGACATGACTTCGATGCACAGGTGCTGACCGAAGAAGACAGGGCACGGTTCCTGGAACTGATCCGCCTACCGGGGCGCCCCTGGGACTACTCCGAACCGGGCGTCGATATCCACAAGACGTCGCCGCGGGAGTTCTTTGCGGATGCCTATGCCGAATGTGCCGCGTCCGGGACCGACCCCACGCCTCCGATACTCAGACACGTGCTGCCGATGAAGTTTGGCCCGACCTGGATCGAAGGGCCGATCCGGTGGCGGCAGATTTGCCGCGTGATCGACGGGTCCCTCACGTCCCAAGCACCCCGACCCTAAAAGTTCGTTCTTTCGCCGTCACGTTCCCCGAGGTCGAGCGGAACCGAAGGCTTATCGCGTAGGTGCCCGCCGCAACAGAAACGGAGATAAATCCTCCCCCCCCGCCGCCGCCGCCGATGACCATTCCGGTGGAGGCGATCGTCGCCAGTCCCCCTCCATTAGAGCTTTCCAGACCGATGATTCCGGAAGAGAGCATTGCGAATCCAGCACCGCTCGGCAGGGTTGCTTCCTGTACGGCGGTCGACCCACTTCCGCTGACAGATTGGAGCTGGTTTGAGCCGATGAAGACGGCAGCACGCCCGGCACCCGCGACAGAGCACTTCCATTGTGCCTGAACTGCGATGAGAAGAACCGCATTGGCTGGCACGACGACTCCGGTGATTTCGTCTTTCGTCGTCAGGGTGCCGAAAGACGTCGATTCCCGACTCTCTTCAGTGGCGATGCCGACCGGCGTGTACCACTTCCCCGCCAACGCAGCGTTGGCTTCGAAGTTGGCCTGGCCGATTTTCCCGTTGACGGTTTCTTTCAGTTTCGTGAGGGCGGTCCGCATCTTGCCGTCCGAGGCAGAACGCGCTTCGCCTTTTTCAGGAAGTTCGTAGACGACTTCGGTCATCAGGCGACCGCCTTGTGGGTGATGCGCTTTCCGATTTTCCAGACCGCTGAATGTCCCACGCCATAGGCGGCGGCGATGTCGCGGAGTTTCCAGCCGTCGTCAACCAAGCTCCTGACCTCTCGGACTTGCGCGGGTTTTAGCTTCGTCACCCCATCACGCCGCTTCGCGTACATATCTTCGAGGTTTTCGCGCTGCGTCCCTAGGAAGAGATGATCCGGGCGTACGCAATCTGGATGGTCGCAGGAATGGCACACGCATAGGCCGTCGTCGATGTCCCCGAAGGCAAATTCGTAGGACACTCGATGGGCTAGACGTTGTTCGCTATGGCCAACACTTATCAACCCATAGCCTTTGTTGTTCTTGCCCGCGATCCATTCCCAGCAGTCAGGCCCCTGGTCGACCTTTTCCCAGAACCGTTCCGCGAGATCGCGTCTACGACGAAAAGCCATTTGATCTTCCTTCAGTCTTGTCTCTGGTCGATTGAGATGGTGGTCGACCATATTTTGACGGGGTTGCTGTCGTTGCCTTCATATTTGAAGGAGATGGAGCGCCCGAGGCCGGGCGTGTGGTAGCGGCGCTCGGAGACGATTTCCACGCCTTCTTCGAACACCCCGGCGCCCGAGCCTTCGAAGGTCGTTTCGGGGGATTCGACGGTTTCGAAGAAGCCCGAGACCGCTTCCCCCGACGCGCTCCACGTCTCGCCGTCCATCAGCTTCCATTCCTCGCGGAAGTCCGCGGCGATGAAGGCTTCCCAGGTTCCCTCGCCATCGACGCGCACCTCTCTGACGCGCTTGACCTTGTGCGGGTCGATGTAGCGCTGGTAGCGGAAGGAGCCAGAGGAACCCCAGGCGTAGTAGGGGGTGACGTACTTCCAGGCCATGCTCGCCCCGTTCTCCGAGAAGGTTTCGGCGACGAAGGCTTTGGAGACGCGGGCCGAGGCCAGGGAATCGGCCGAGTAGAGCTGCGGGGTCCCCTGGGGATCGAGGAGGGCGAAGGCATTGGACGCGCAACTGTGCGGCCACCAGGAACCCGCGATCATGTCGTACTCGTAGGTGCGGTCGTTCCTCGTCCCACCGACGGACACGGAGAGCATGTAGCGTCGGTCGAGCAGCGTCCCGGCCGCGTTCCTGGCGGTGGTCGGGTTCGCGAGGACACGGGCGATGTCCGGCTTGATCCCGTCCGAGAACGGCGTGACCGCGGTGCCGTCCGTCTTGCAGATGCCTTGATCCTCGGAGAGGAAGAGGAGGCCGATCGGCGTCTGGACGATCGAACGCGGGGCGATGCAGCCGACCGAGTTGGAGATGGCCCGGTTAGCTGCCGTGTTCGGGTCGTAGACGTTGTAGATCTTGCGCGACTTGAAGACGATCAGATAGGCACCGACGATGCCTATCCCGGTGATTTCCTGGCCGTCGTTGGGCTCGAGGTCGACGAAGTTTTCGGCGTCCCAGTTCAACGGGTCCGGGGTCGATCCGGTGATTCCCGAGTAGTAGAGGCGGGAGCCCTTCGCGCACCAGAGCCGGGAGGACCAGTAGGTCAGGTACCTCGCTTCTTTCGGGACCGTTCCGGTGGTCGCGACCCAGTCCGACATTTCCGCGGCCGAGCCGTCCCAGCGCTTCGGCGTGTCCACCCCGTTCAGCCCGAAGATCGGCCCCGACGCCCCGTTGACTTCGGCCTGGGCGAACCACCAGCGGGTATTGGCGGTCATCCCTGATTTCAGGACCGATGCGACTCCCCCCGTGGTCATCTTGAAGATCGTGTCCGTGGTCGAGGTCGTCGCGACCCCGATAATGCTCTTGGTCGAGGTGTTCGACGGAAACAGCGTATGGACCCCCGTGGCGTTCACGGGGGAGCCGGTGAGCGTCGAGCCCGAGAGGGTGATGAACCCGGGCCGCTTCTCCACATCACCCGTCAGAGAGGTATGGACGTTCAGGGCTTCCCGACATTCGTTTCCCTGGAGGAGGTAAGGACCGCTCTGGGTGTTGAGGCCGCCGGAGAAGTCGGAATAGGTGATCGGCCATCCCCTCACGGCCTAACCCCTCCAGACGCCGAAAGCCGGTCCGTGGACGTCGGCGAAGCTTCCTGCCACCTGGCGGGGTCCGTCGAAGACGTCCGCCTGCACCTCGCCGCGCATCTTCAGGATGCCTTTTTCCCACTGCGCTTCCCACGCCTGGGCCATCTGGAGATCGTCCTCTCGCTGGAAGGCTTTCTTCATCGCGTAGGCGATCAGCAGCTCGTGGTATTGGACGGGGATTTCCGGCTGGTCGGTTTCGGCGACCATGTCGGCCGGGAGCCTCCAGTAGCGGAGCGTGAAGGGGTAGGCGGCATTCGGCGTGGGGTAGAACGTGATCTGATTGCCGATCACGGCGTAGGCGTAGGGCTGCCCTTCAGATTTCGAGAGGTTGTCGTATTCACGGATGTCGAGCGGCTGTGGAAGCTGGTGCGTTTCGCTGTTGAAGAGGTCGATCATCCGCGCGAAATTCGCCGGCAGTTCGTAGGTCGCGTCCCCGGCGCTCGTCGTGATCGACGAGGATTCCTCCTGCGTGCGGCTTTCCGATTCGATCACCGCCCGTCGCTGGGCCTGGTTCAGCCATTTCTTGACCAGGGGCCGGTACTTGCCGTCGCTGAACTGGTGTTCGAGGACCTCGTTCTGGAGTTCGAGGTAGGTATAACCGGCGATGGTCATAGCTTCACGAACTCCGCGAGCTTGTCCTTGCCTCGCTCGAGCGGTCCGCAGTCGTCGGGGAGGGTGTAGACCTTCCCGCTCTCGTCGATGTGGCCGCAGAGGATTCCACCGTCGGCCAGGAGCTTTCCTCCTGCGTCCTTCAGCCGCTCGCAGAAGCCCACGTCCTCGCCGACCTCGAAGGTGTGGCCCGGCCCCTTGCTCTCCTTGATCCACTCGAACCAGGGCTCCGGGACCCTCTCGAAGGCGTCCATGCGGATCATGCATGCGGCCATCCCGCAGGAGTCGACCGAGAAGCGTTCGTTGAAGGTCCAGCCCCAGTAGGAGGAGGCATGGCCCTTCCTGAACACGCATGGTTCCCCACCGGGTGACTTGACCGGTACGATCGCCGTCAACAGGTCGCAGTCGTCGTTCTCCATGACGTAGACCATGCGGCTGATCGTCTGGTTGGGGACCAGGACGTCGTCGTCGAGGAAGAAGATGTACTTGGCCTCCAGCTCACGGGCCTCCCTGACGAGGGTGTTGCGTGCGTCCTCGACCGTCTCCCCCGTGACGATCTTCATCGCATAGGTCAGGTTGACCGGCATCTCCAGGGTCATCAACATGGACGCCCACTCGACCCGGACGTTGCCTCGGGAAGGGACGGCTATCAGCACGTCGGTCATACGCCCTCCGGGACATAGATGCGGCCCTGGTCGTAGCCAAGGTCCTTCCTCATCGCATGCGCGAGGCGTTCCCACATCTCGCCCTGCTTCTCGCGGCGGTCGTGTTCGGCGGCCTTCTTGTCGGCTTTCTCCCGGGCGTCGAGCTCATCGGCGAAGGAGTAGCCGGGCTTGTTGCACCTCCAGTAGACCTCCTGCATCTTGTGGACGATGCGGTGGTCCAACTCCTGCGCGGTGAAGATCAGGTACGTCGTGTTGTCGTCGGCGTCCTCCTCGTCGGTCCGGTTCGGGTTCTCCGACCAGTAGACGACGAAGTAGCCCCCGGCCTCGGAGAAGCGGAGCTTGATGTGCGGGTCGATCGTATTCAGGCCGTTGGCGACGCCTTGTACGTCGTCGTCGATCTGGATATAGCGGCCGTCGCGGCCCTTGCTGATCTGGGCCAATGAGGCAGGGCGGATCTCCACTTGGTTCCTTTCCGTTGGAAGATGGAGGGCCACCCGTAGGCAGCCCTCCATTCCTTCCGTCTTTCTCTAGACCTCGCCTTCCCCGGTGGGGACGTCGTCTTCGCAGAACTTCAAGACGCCGTTGCGGTTCGGGGCGATGCAGCCGAGGGCTGCGTACCAGGAGAAGAAGGCCTGCCAGGTGGCGACCTTCGTACCGGCGGTGCTTCCGTCCTTGAGGAAGAAGATGCCGGAACCTCCCTGCTGCATCCAGCCTGGAGTCGAGAGCTGGAACCAGCGGAACGACTCTTTGTTGAGGCCGAACGCGTAGGTGCGCGGGCAGTCGTCGTCCGCGATGACGGGGATCTCGTTGACCATGATCGCCGAGTAGCCGCCGTGGACCCTGACCGCTTCTGCATCGTTGTAGCGCTTCTGGGACTGGTAGGTGTCCGCCAGGCGCCGGCGCACACCACGGGAGGTCAGGAAGACCTCGACATCCGCGTTGCCGGAGAGCCCGACTTCGTCCGCCAGCTTCTCGAACGACGTCTCTCCGGCGGTGGCCAGCACCGATTCGGATTCGCCGACGTTCTGCACCCGGCCGTTCCAGAATTCGTTCCCGGCCGTGGCCGAGTTGATTTCGTGGAGGGTCCGGCTTTTGGCGATGATGTTGCGGAGGCCGTCCATCTCGTTCCCGTAGGAGCCGTTGAGGTAGACGCCGTAGTTGGTCGTGACTTTGGTGACGGTTTCGGAGACTTCGATCTTCTTCGTCGAGCCACCTTCGCGTTTGGTGACTTCGACTCCGACCTTGCCTTCCGAGGTGGTGCCGTCCGACTTCAGGACGATGTCCACCGGATCTCCGACGTAGACGTACTGGACGGAGAGGACCGGGATCACTTTGGTCGACGTGACTTCCGACGCGACTCCGGTCAGGATTCCGGTGCCTTCACCGAAGACCTGCCGGTTGATGTCCTTGCGGAGGTCTTCACCGCACTTCTGCGACTCCGAGTCCAGGATGTTGATGAAGGCGCCCTCGTTGGACTGCGAAGCCTGGATCGACTGATCCGTGACCTCGATGCCCGAGAAGTGGCCTTTGATCTTCACGATCGCGTCCTGGTAGGACTGACGCCCGGCGGCCGGGAGGGCTCCGCCGTCTCCCCGGGACCCACGGCCGCGGTTGCGGTTCGTGTGGACCGGGATGATCGCGCGCCGACCGTAGAGGTCGATGTGCTCTGAATCACGCTCGATCTGGTCGAGCATGTACGTCTTGTTGTTCAACTGCTCGACGATGGGCCCGACGTAGAGATCCTTCAGGATCGCGTCGGCATTCGACAGCGTCTGCGTTGCCATGCGTTGCTCCTAGGGGTGAGAGTGGACAAGGGATGTCCCAGTCGCCCCGGAGATGGGTTATGCGGACTGCTTGAGCCTTTCCAGTGCCTGCGCCTTCAGGCGCGGGTCACCGAAGGAGGTCAATTTCTCGTCCTGCATCGACGCGGCGCCCGGACCCTCGGGGGTCTGGGGCTGGTCGGACTTCTTGGCGAACAACCCTTTCTCCGCCTGCCCGATCAACTGCTGGTAGTCGGCGAAGCCTTTCTCGATGACTTCCTTCGCCGACAACCCCGGTTCATCGGAGTAGCGGTAGGCGAGGGCTTCGATCGTGTCCCTCGCGTTCTCCGGGAGGTTCTTGTCGTCTCCGAGCAGCTCCTTGAAGGCGTCATCGATTTCGGCCGTGGCGTCGTCGATCATCTTCTGCTGGTCCTGCTGCTCGAAACGCTCCTGGAGGGGGTTGATGAGTTCGGAGACTTTCTCGATCAGCCGTTCTTCGATCTTGGACGAGTCGTCCTCCTCGAGGTCGATCTCATCGTCTCCTGACTCGCCGAGCAGCCCTCGTTCCGTGGCTACGTTCTTCAGCCACGTCTCGAACTGCTCGGGATCGTTCGCCATCTGAGCGAACGTGAGAAGCTCCTGAAGGGTCTCGGGGGGGACGTCTTTGATCCCGAGCTCTTCATAAGGAGTCCAGCCCTTGCGGTACTCGGCATGCTCCTGGAACTTCTTGGTCACGTTGCCGTCGAACTCTTTGAAAAGAGGCTCGACCTGCTCACGTATCTCCGGTGCTACTGAGTCGAGGTATTGGGAATACCCCGAGTCGGTTGCCTCGGCGCCCTGGCCCGTGTCGGGCTGTACGTCGGACATGAACTGCTCCTATTCTCCGACTGTGACCTTGCCCTGCGTTCGGCTGTACCCCGTGCCCGGAGCCCTGGCCTACCCGAAGGCGGTCCCTGGTCGATTCGTGTTGAACTGCTGGGTGAAGTTCGGTTACTGCTTGGCGAGCTGCGCAGCCGCGTCGGCGATCTGCTGCGAGAGGCTCTGTGCTTCGCGCTGGCCCGGCGAGGGGCCGTCGATCCCGCGGGCTGCGCGGGCGATGCTCTCCCCGGTACCGGTGGTGCCGGGAGCGACCTTCAGGGCCTCCCTCGCGCCTGGGGAGTCCTTGCCGGGGGCCGGGGCGCTGAGGGCCTTGGTCAGGCCGGCGATGGCCTCCTCGACGCCCTTGGGGAGTTCTCCGCCCTTGCTGCGGTTCGAGTAGTTCTGGATCGCCTGTAGAAGCCTCTGCTCGTGGATGCTCATCGGCGTCCCGCCTGCGCGGGCTTCAGGTTCTTGACCTCGACGTGGATGTTCTCCGAGTCGTTGTCGCGGGTCATGACGATCGCCCACTTCCCCTCTTCGACGAGGTTGTGAGCGACGCCGTAGCGGCCTTTGTGCTCGCCTTTGGTGACCTCGACGAAGTCGTTCTCGCGGATCGCCCGCGGTTCCTCGGTGACGCCGTCCTTGGTGTACTCGATTCCCATGATTCCTCCTAGGCCAGTTTCCGATTCGCCTTGGTGACGATCGCGTTGTACTGGGCTTCGGTGAGGTTGCCTTTGGCAAGCTCTTTTTTCGCGTAGCTCTTCGCCAACACCGCGTGCTTGGTGTCGGGGATCGGATATTTCCGTTGACCCGGCAGGCCGAAGGTCGAAGCCTTGAGGCTGTTGCGCTTCTTCGCCGTGAGTTTCCCGGCGAGCTTGCTGGTTGCCATCACTTCCCGCTTTCTGGGATCGGCGCCCAACTGTCACAGACCTGTTCGGGCGTCACTTTGTAGGAGTAGAGGGTGCAGCGGCCTTCGTCGAAGTGCTCGCAGTTGCCGCAGTTTTCGTGTTCGTCGCCTTGGCGAAGATTGGGCGGCCGTTCGCCGGAGTTGGGCTTTTCGGCGTTCTGCTTCATCAGCAGTTGCATCGCCGCCTTGATCGCAGCGGACTGATCAGCCATGACGACGCCTCAGCGCGGCCTTGACGATCGCCGCTTTGGCCTGGTCGTACTGCGGCTTCGGCTTCGCCTGCTTCTGGCCTTTGCGGCGGACACGCATCGTCGGGGCGTCTCGCAGCTTTTTCACCGCCCATGGCGCGCCTTCCGCCGCCTTGGCGAACTCGAAGCGCTGCTGCTTTCGGGAGTACGGCCCCCTAGCCATGTCGGGCTTCCGGTTTCTGCGGGGCCGCATGTTCCTTGGCCACTTCGAGAGCCGTTTCGCCGGCTTTCTGGTTCAGCGCGGCTTCCTGCTGGCCGGCCGCGGCCTGGGCCTGCGCGTGGGCCTGGGCTTCCAGTTGCATGTTCGCCTGTTTGGCGAGTTTTTCGCGGTGGGCGCTGACGTGCATTTCCATGAGCTGTTTCGCCTCCGGAGGCCAGGAGGCGTAGCCGGCGGAGCGCTGGACTTCCTCATGCCCGTCGATGTGTTCCTGGTCCTCGTCGTAGGCGTTGATTTCCACCGCTTCACCCTGGGACATGCGGCGGTTCTCGCGCTGGATCTGCTGCTCGGTCGTCGTCAGACCGCCGAAGAGTGCATCGAGGGCGCCGACCTCGTAGTCGGCGAAGAACTTGCGCAGGTCGCGTTGGTCGGGGACGAGGCCGTACTGGAACATCGTCTGGAGAACCTCGAGCATCGCCGCCTGCTTGGCGGCCTTGGAGCGCGGCATCGCCGAGCCGGCCTGACACTCCACGGTGGGCTCTTCGCCCATCATCGTGCCCCGGAAGGCGAAGATATCCCAGCTTTCGTCCTCGCCCGCGATGCGAAGTATCCGTTCATCGGAGACGTACCGCGCGAGGAGTCGGGCCAGCTTCGTCCCGGCTTCCCCCAGGGAGAACTCCATGTCCTGCACCTCGGGTCCGATCCGCGTGTCGTCGGCCTCCTGGAGCAGGTTGATCGCCGACGCCGCAGTGACACCGGTCGGGACCGAGGCGTTCGAGACCTCGTGCAGTCCGGAGATCTCGTTCATCGATTCGAGGATGCGCTGGAGACGCTGATCCACGTAGGCGGGCATGTTCGGCGGGACGAGGAACTGCGGCACCGCATCGGTGACGGTGGAGTCGTAGAGGACTTCCTCGCCCGGGACGCCGCCGTAGAAGACGTTGGCCTGGCGGGACTTCAGGATCGAGGGATTGCCGAGCCGGTTGGCGTTCTCCTGGATCTGGGACTCCAGCTTGTTCAGGGCGATCTGCGGGCCTCGTAGCTGGGTGGTGACGGCGGTGGGCCAGAAGCGATTGGGGACCTTGATCCCCGAGAACATCACGTAGGGCATCGGGTCCAGCGGCTCTTCCTCGACCAGGATCTGATCCTGGGCCCAGACCGCCCGTTTGCCCTTCGGGTAGGTGGCGCAGGGACGCGACCAGAACTCGTAGACCTTGATCCCTTTGTAGCCCGTCCCGAGACCCGGCATGAGCGACGAGAAGATGCGGCTCTCGACCGGACCGACCGGCGCTTCGGTGTCCGGCGCCATTTCCACCCCGTAGCGCTCTTTGAGGTAGTCGGGGGAGCGGACCTTCTCCTCGAAGCACTGAGTCAACTCCTGCATGGAGGTCGCCAGCGGGTCGGGGAAGAAGGTGAAGGGTGAGACGACGTCGACACAGACGTCGCCCAATGAAATCCGTTTGACGCTCAATCCTTCGGGGAGCGGGCCGTCCAGTTCGTCGGCCTTCAGGATGCGGCCGTTCAGAATCGCC